CCATGGTATGTGTTCTGGTGATTATAATACTACTGTTGATAATACCTTAGCTCATTTCTGGTTTTGGTGTTATATTATTAAGAAGAAGTGTGACTGGATCAATTGTTCGAATTTCTTTGATCATGTTCGTTTGAGGTTTTACTCAGATGATAATTTGCATAGTTTTTCTCCTGATCTTGATCGTGATCTCACTCCTGAATATATTTCTAAACAGTACCATAAGTTCGGTTGGACTTATAAAGGTGTTCGTAGGGATAGTATGCTTGGTGCTACTTTTCTTGGTTCTAAATTTAAGATGATAGGTTCAAACATTTTTCCTGTTCCGTCTTTTAAGAAAAGTATTGATTCTTTGTTTAATCCTGGTACTAATTCTATTGAACCTTCCCTTTCTTTGGCTAGAGTTGTCGGCATTTATGTTAATTGTTTTTATCACAAGAAGTCTTTCTTGTTGCGTAAAATTATTGATGCTTATTTGAAGGCCGGTTATGATATAAATTCTAGTTATAATTTGCAGCTGGATAGTAAAATAGCGGTTTCGTATGTTCCTACTGATAGGCAGATACGGACCTGGTATTCTGGCATGGAATAGGTGGGCAACGGACCCCATGAAAAGTAGGATATAATATCAAACTTTTGATTCATGTCTAATACCAATTCTAATACTGCAGCTGTTGCTCGTGCCCTTACTAAGAAGGTTAATAAGCTTGAGAAGGGCAAAAAGAAAGGTCGTAAAAATGTTCGTAATAACCGAGGTCGTTTTAGAAGACCTCGAGGTCCTCCTCGTTCTGTTCGTGAGTTTCGTATGCCCAACAAAATGAAGAAGGCTGGGAACTACGCTGGTAAAGGTACCGCTAAACGTTTGGGTGATTTGTCTAGTTTAGAGTCCCCTTACTATAATACCTTGGCTAATCCTTTTCAATATACTGGAGCCAAGATTCCTGATCTCGATTCTTTTGAGACCTCTACCTTCCAATCTGTAGTCCGCTTTACACCAAAAGAGGTTGTTGATTCTACTACTGGTGAGAAATTTTATGGTGTTTTTCTCACTGGGATGTATATCACGTCTTGTGTCTGGCAGTTGGATTCATCTGCTGGTGGTGGTACAGTTTTAACCTGGTCACAACCTAATCTTGGAGGTTCCGTTGCTGGAGCGCTCCCTAATGATATTGATATCATTGAATTATTCCGAGAGATTCGTTTAGTTTCTGGAGGTGTTGCTATAATGCCTGCTACTTCTTCTCTCGATGATTCCGGAACCTGTCTTATGGTTCCATTCCCTGGCTGGTCCACTGATTTAGAGCCTGGGAACGCTAATTGGACCCCTATTGATTTCTTTGAAGCTATTTCTTATGATCTGCTCAAAAATGTCTTTGTGGCTCGAGAGGCGCCTATTAAGTCTCTCAAGTATGGTGCTTGTGCTTGTTATAAGCCCACAGGCTTTGATTCTTTTAAGTGGCATATTAACAATCAAAGTCCTACTGAACAAGGCCATATTGATAATCCTTACTACGGTGGCTTATGTTTAATAATCCGTGGTACTACTTCGTTGACGGGTACTGCCCCCCCTCCTAACGTTGTAATTTCTCTCAACTATGAGGCTATTCCCAATGAATCCACTATGTCTTTAGTGAATCCTGATAGTAGCCCTGTAGATTTGATGGAGTTGTCCCATGCTATGAACAGAGTCAAAGATAAGCCCATGACTGCTGCTTCTGCTGGTGAAGCTGTTCAAGGAGCTAAGACTGGCGTTACGCACAATAAGAATAATAAAGACCAAGGTGGTTTCCTTGGCAAGATCTTAAGTGCTATTACCGACATCGCCCCTGTTGTTGCAAGTGTCGTGTCCATGATCTAGTTCAGCTGTTAAAGAGATGTGCTTGGCTTTCCTCTTTATTCTCTAGTTTCGCAATTTCCTTGATTGCTCGGAGC